TACGGTTCTTGAGTGATGAATATTTGAATAGGGACTTTACAGGTAAACAATGGTGTATTAATAATGGGATTGAGTTACACTATCATAAACGTCAACATAATTATAGTTCAAGTGAACTACGGGCCAGAACAGCCAAACTTGAGAATGATAAAAATGTAGGATTTATCAGTACAGACAATCGCCTACCGCAATACTCTACTGAACTCATTAAGTCTCCGTCAGGCAATTAACGGTTGACATTAAATGGTTTTGGGTATATAATATATACTTAGACAGTTAATTAATGGACAGTATTATGCAACAGACATACCTCTATTTCACACCGGAATTTGTCAAGGAAGTCCTGCAGATGCACGATTTCCATTGTGTCTTTGAACTGGATGCACCTGATCACATTTTTGCCAGGCTCATGTCGGCTGAGTTCTACTCAACACAAGATGTCCCTGGTCACGAGGCTGAGTTTAAACAATGCTGGGCACTAAGCGAGATATACTGTCCACACGAAGGCATTGACCGTCGTAGCGAATACGGAATAGAGACCGTAGGTTGACAACAAATGGTTTTGGGTATATAATAGACTCTTAAACAGTTAATTAATGGACTACACAATGGCTAAAAAAATCTCTATCAAAGTTTTCGCAGATCCAGGACATGCATGGGCCCGCTTCCCCAAAGCAAAGTTGGTTCAACTTGGTATTGCCGATAAGATTTCTACTTACAGCTATCAAAATGGTACCAATGCTTTCTTGGAAGAGGACTGTGATTTGTCGTTACTGGTTAACGCACTACGCCAGCGAGGCTATGAGATTAAATTCAACGAAAGCCATGCTAATAAACAAAGCAAAATCCGAAATTACTCTACGTATCGGGCTTGACATTAAATGGATCCCGTGCTATACTGTACATTGATTAGGTATAAAAGCGTTTATACGTTGTTTTTAAACTATGGAAAAATTATATGAGCCATCTATCTCCAAAAACAATCAAATTAATAACTGCAACAAAGAAGATTGATTTAGATTTTATGCGACCTCTGCAAAAGCAAAATTTGCACGACAATCTTTTTAATTCTATTGCTAATTCCGAACTGTCTAACGACTGTCGTATTACAATTATACCTGCAGGGACTAATGCGGGTAAATCTACCGTGATTACTAAAATCACAATCCCATATGTAATCCAGCGTGATTCGTCAGTGAATACTATTGTTTTCACCTCACCTGATAGTGGTTGTGTTGATGGTCCTTATCACAAATTCCACTCTGAGTGGGATAAAGGGCGTATTCAATGTGATGATGGTACAATTAAAACGATTCGTGTCCGTCGTAAGGATGAGATTAAAAACTCATGGAAATTGGATGAACAAACATCGGCGGATATAGTTGATGTTTGGTTTGTATCTACTCAATGGCTAGGTCGTATCTGGGGAACCTACCGTAATCCGTCTAGTCCTAAAAATATAGGAGTCCCTCAATTTGTATTTGTTGATGAAATTCACTTTGGTATGGGTACAATTGATGCTACTACAATCTTCTATGATCAAGGTCGTAATAACAAAAACTTTGACCCTAAGTGGTTGCCTACTATATATGGTATGGCAGTTGCTGGATCTCGTGTCTTAGGTTATACTGGTACTGCTACTGTTAGTCAGCAAGGTAAAACTGCATTAGGTGCTAATGTGTTTAAATCGTTGACCCCTATGCCCGAAAATAAAAACACTAGTGTGTTTGCAGAAATGGCACCTATTAAAACTGAGTTGCATTCAAATACTTACCGTAATGAATTATTGAATACATATGACTTGTCAAAGTTGAATTATGAATTGATTGTTGAAACGTGTGATAAATTTTTCAATGAGATTGAAGTAGAAACTTGGCAAAAGGCAATGGAAATTGACATTGTTCAAATTATTCCCGGTGCATTTTTCAAATTTGGTCGGCATGATGCCGGTAAGTCTATTCCAATGTATGATACTCGCGGTCGGAAGAATAATTTTATAAATTTTGCTAAATCATTGCAAGCAGATATTGGCATTGTTACTTCAGACGAAAAGGTTTATTTTAAAACAAGCCAGAATCAAGAGAATCACTTCAAAGATGCATATGAAATTATTCATAATGCTAATCTCAAATCTAATATGGTAGATCCGTTTTTGCTAGGTGTGATTATGCAAGGTAATATGGGTTGGGACATACCTAGATTGAAACAAATTTCATTCTTGGGTTATCCTAGTGCAAAGCATGTTTTCTTGATGCAATTGCAAACGATGTCAAGAGCAAAGCGTTTATTGTGCGGAGTATATGATCACACCGATAAAGCACGACAAATTGCTGAATTGGATGTTTCAACGGAACAAAAAATTCTGTTGGCAAAGTATGTAGTGTTTGTTAATACTGTTAAAATTGTCATTCCTAATGATGCATCATTGCTAGATGATGCGTATGATCAGTTTCGGCAAAACATGTACACTCCCAATGAAGGGTTAGACTTATACCTGAACATCATTAGCACTCATGTGCCCGTTAAAAAGAATAATGTAACTAAAGTAACTAAACCTCATTTTCATATGGGTTACAATCCAGGTTCACAAAATCAAATGAACAAGAAAGATTATTGCGAACATTGCACTGACTTGGGTTTAGTTAACGATAAGGGAGTTACCTACTGTAAACTTATTGGGCGCACACTAGCAGATGATCTGGCGCAGCGTAAATTGAAGCGTAAATTGACCGATGCTGAATTCAATATGCATTGGAAAAGACAGTTGAAATGTGATCATCTTAATGGTAAGCGTGATGACAATCGCCCAGAAAATTTATACACCCGTTGCGGAATCAGCGATGCGTTGAAAACCTCAATCAATGAGGATTACTTGAATGACTACAAACTGGCTTGACATAAATTAAATTCCAGTATATAATACATATATGACACACAAATACGCCCTCATCGACCTTGCCAATACATTTTTTCGTGCCCGTCACATAGCATCCCGCAGTAGTACTGCTGAGGAGAAGATCGGGATGGCCCTTCATCTTACATTAGCAAGTACTAATCAAGTGGTGAAACGGTTCGGGATTGGTCATGTTGTGGTCTGTACCGAAGGCAGGTCATGGCGAAAAGACTTCTATGCTCCTTACAAAAAGAATCGTGTAGTAGATACCTTGTCTCAAACAGTAGCTGAGGTTGAAGAAAATAAATTATTTTGGGAAACCTATGAAGCCTTTACGACATTCTTGCGTGAGAAAACTAACTGTAGTGTCCTACGTGATCCAAAGGCTGAGGCTGATGATTTAATTGCACGTTTCATTCACTTGCACCCAGAAGATGAACATTTTATAATTTCAACGGATACAGATTACCTACAATTAATTACTCCCAAAGTTAAACAATATTCGGGTGTCACTGGAGAACTAATCACATTGGAAGGTTACTTTGATGACAAAGATCGTCCAGTAAAAGATAAAGAAAAGAATCCTAAACTATTAGAGGATCCACAATATTTGCTATTTAAGAAATGTATGCGCGGTGACGCAACAGACAATGTATTTTCAGCTTGGCCGGGTGTAAGAGAAAAAGGTTCAAGTAAGAAAGCTGGATTGATTGAAGCATATGCTGATAGGACAAAACAAGGATTTGACTGGAATAATATGATGTTGCAGCGATGGACCGATCATGATGGTAATGAGGTCCGTGTACGTGATGCGTATGAAAGGAATCGGGTACTCATAGACTTGACGGCACAGCCAGAAGAAGTTAAACAGTCGGTAGATAAACACATTCGTGAAGGTGTTCGCAGAACTACTATCCCGCAAGTTGGGATTCACTTTATGAAATTTTGTGGTAAGTATGACTTACAGAAAATCTCTACTAACGCAGAGACATATGCAAAATGGCTCAACAGTCCTTATGTAGGTGTATTGAAATAATGGCTAAGTTTAGTTGGAAAACAATACGATCTGGTGAACCAGGTTTCATGCTAACCGACAAAAGAGGTGTCATGGTCATACCTCGGGCTAGTTTTGAACTTAGTCGCATGTGTCCTGAAAACTATAAGCAAGTTATAGATGAATGCATTCGCAACGGATGGTTGAAACCAGTTGCACATATGAAAGAATCCGAATGGATATGGGAAAAATTAGGAGAATAAATGGCACAACATAGTAATTATTGGAGTTCTAGTCCGTTCGCAGATTGGATCCGCGGCACTAAAAAACTCAGTGCAGGTACAAGTGAAGAATGGGATGAATGGACCACTCAAGCACAAATGAAACACAACTTTCGTTACTGGCTGGCTGAAGAAGCACTTGGTAATATCCAAGATTTTGTCACATGGCCTGTAAGGAAACTATATGATATCAAATACTACATTAACAACCGTTGGGTTACTCGCACTCATAGTCTTACCGCTCATCCTCGGGATATTACGCCGGGTCAATGGAAGGATGTTGGCAATCGCTTTCTTCCTTGTTTATTTAACGAGCTTGTTGATTTTGTTGAGGTAGAAAGTGCATGGAGTCACATTGCATGGGGTAGCAAAGAAGATCGTGTAAAATATGATGCTCCATTCTATGCTACAGGTTGGTTCCGTTGGAGAACATGGCGTTGCCCCCAAGCAGGATTAGATCACCTTGATTGGGCAATGACACTTACTAATGTAGAATGGTTAGCCGAAGATAAAAAAGGTGAGGCGGTACCAACTAGTCAGGCATTAGCAGCAAAAGAATTAAAAGAACTTTATACATGGTGGACAGTTACCTATCCTAATCGCCCAGATCCTTATGATGCAAGTGGCTGGACTGCTTACTGTGATAGTGTACGCATTGTGCATGGTGATAACTGGATTGGCAGAAAGAAAGATCCTGCTAGTAAAAAAGCAAGCGACAAGGCTATGAAACTATTAGACAAGATTGAAAAAGCCTACGAAAAAGAAGATACTGAAATGCTGATTAGGTTAATTAAGGCAAGACATAGTTTGTGGACTTGATATGAAAAAGATTTATTATGAAAAAGTAGGACGTAGGTACGTTCCCGTAAGTGAATACGATAATGAATACTTAGACAGTTTCTCAAAAGGTACTCATTTAGTTATGTGTTTTCCTGGTGGCCAAAGTCGTAGATACAACATTGACCCTAACTATGCCGCTATGATTGCTGCAGGAAGGGTAGCTGCGGATGAAATTACTCGTGCTATACACATGGCTAGTGAACTTAAACCGCAATCAACTCCTATCACTGAGGGTCAGCGTAAGGCTTGGAATAAATTAGCTAAAGAGTTTGGTACTGAACGATTTGCTTTGCAGCATGGTAGTGCTAGAGATTTAGCAGAAGCCGGGGTGAATGCTATGATGATAGAAGCAGATAAATTAATGACTAACCCTGCGGTGAGAAAAGCCTACGAACAGTTTTTGTTGGTTGCTGAACTAACAAAAGAATGATCATGCGTAAGTATATCACTAACAAATTCAATAGTGTATTTCTTCCCTATGAAGAAGGTATGATTGAATGGCTTAATGAGAATTATCCACATAGCAAATATGTTGTGGTAGAGGTTATATGACTGAACGACAACTAATTGGGTATATTGAGCGTGAAGAAGGGTTTTATCACTTGCATGAACCACTAAAAGGTAGTATAGTTACACAAGCATTTATACTTTGTAAGTATTGTAATGGTGCTATCTATCATTGTATGGGACCAAAATATGATGCAGTATGCTTAACTTGTTATGAGAAAGATCCGGACCTCAGATGAACGAACGAATTAAAGAAATTGCCATTAAGGCTGGACTAATTGCACCATGTGGAAGTGATCGTGAAGGGTTGCGGGATTTTGATTATAGAATGTTCGCCAAGTTGATTATAACAGAATGCATTGACTGGTGTAATGCTCATGCACGGGACGATGGTACTGCACAACGAATCGCAGAAGATATTAAAAAAGATTTCGGAGTTGAAGAATGAGAAAAGATTGGGACACACAAGAACAATCGGATTTGTTTGACGAGTTTCTCGCCGACACATCGGATTCAAGGTCACATAGCGTAATGACAGGTGCTTATGGTTACGCTGAACTAGAATGGGAAGCATTTCAGTATGGATGGAATGCTGCAAAGGTATGTTTTGGAGTTAAAGAATGAACGAACGAATTAAAGAACTTGCTATCGAGGCTGGATACCAACCCTTGCCTGGATTTGACTTTGCTAATAGTTTGGAAGAAACTTATTTGAAAAAGTTCGCCCAGTTGATTATTCGGGAATGTGCTGAAGTTTGTTATGACCATAGCAATGCTGCTGGTGGGGTTGATACTCATTTTGGATACGGGTATAAAGATTGCGGCAATGACATTAAACGAAATTTTGGAGTTGAACTATGAGCAAGCGCATTGGACCCATCACCCTAGAC